ATAATCCAAGCTGGGCAAAAAGCAATTGAGGAGTTAATTAAGGTAGCAAAAGAAAAGATCGTAGACTCAGACGACGATGTAAGCGCTGATAGATTAAAGAATGCTGCCGCAACTAAAAAGCTAGCTATAATGGATGCTTTTGAAATATTAACTAGAATACAAGAAGAAGAAGATATGCTAAACAACAAACCTAAAGAAGCTAAAATAGAAAAAGCTTTTAAAGGTTTTGCAGAAGGTAGAAGCAAATGAGTTATAATCAAACTCTTTGGAAAGAAATTAAGGACATTGTAAATCCTAAGATATTAGCTAAAAACAATAGATTTAAAAAATGGGAGTATGGCTATAACTCTGATTATGATTTTATAGTAATAAGTAAAACAGGTAAAATTGGACAAATCATTGAAATACAGGATCTCAGGATTGCTTTACCAGCAACAGATGAACCGTATAAACGAAGCGAAAAGAAAGCTGAACAGTATTGGGAAAAGCAAGAGTATCCAAAAGAATTAAATAATATCAAAAGTAGATTTGATTGGGAAGAACATCCATCAGATTTTAAAGAAAAATGGTATGATTATATTGATAAAGAATTTGAAAAAAGAGATAAAGGATTCTGGTTCTATAATAAGGGTTTGGCTACTTACATTACTGGTACTCACTATATGTATTTGCAATGGTCAAAAATTGACATTGGAGCACCAAACTATAGAGAATCAAATAGACTATTCTTTATATTTTGGGAAGCATGTAAAGCAGATACAAGATGTTACGGAATGTGTTATCTTAAAAACAGACGATCTGGATTTTCGTTTATGTCATCAGCGGAACTTGTTAATCAAGCTACAATATCATCAGATGCTAGATTTGGTATATTATCAAAATCTGGTGCTGATGCAAAGAAAATGTTTACCGATAAAGTTGTACCCATATCAGTCAACTATCCGTTCTTTTTCAAACCCATTCAAGATGGTATGGACAGGCCAAAAACTGAATTGGCATATCGTGTTCCAGCCTCAAAGCTTACTAGAAGAAAGCTTGAGAGTAATGAGCAATTAAGAGAACTAGACGGGCTTGATACAACTATTGACTGGAAAAATACAGGTGATAACTCTTATGATGGTGAAAAGCTAAAACTATTAGCTCATGATGAGAGTGGTAAATGGGAAAGACCTGATAATATATTAAATAACTGGAGAGTTACAAAAACAACATTACGTCTTGGTTCTAGAATTGTAGGCAAATGTATGATGGGCTCAACTTCAAATGCTTTAGATAAAGGTGGAGACAATTTCAAAAAACTATACGGAAATTCAAACGTTAATAAAAGAAATAGAAACGGACAAACATCTTCTGGACTCTATAGCTTGTTCATTCCTATGGAATGGAACTATGAAGGATTCATCGATACTTATGGATTACCTGTCTTCATTAGAAGTAAAGATACAGTCAAAGGAGTTGATGGTTATAAAATTAAAACTGGAGTCATTGAACACTGGGAAAACGAAGTTGATGGATTAAGAGATGATCCTGACGGATTAAATGAATACTATAGACAGTTTCCAAGAACTGAAGCTCACGCATTTAGAGACGAAACAAAAGATAGTTTATTTAATCTTACTAAAATATATGAGCAAATAGATTTCAATGCTGAGTTAAATAATTCAGCAGCAGTTACAGTAGGTAGTTTTCAATGGGAAAACGGTATAAAAGATTCAAGAGTTATATTTAATCCAAATAGAAGTGGTAGATTTCAAATAAGTTGGGTACCACCTAAAAACTTACAAAATCGAGTGATACTAAAGAATAGTGGTAAGTGTCCTGGAAACGAACACGTTGGAGCTTTTGGACTTGATAGTTATGATATATCAGGTACTGTAGATGGCAAAGGATCTAATGGCGCTTTACATGGTTTAACTAAGTTTTCAATGGAAGACGTACCACCTAATCATTTCTTTTTAGAATATATATCAAGGCCACAAACAGCTGAAATATTTTTTGAAGATGTATTAATGGCTATGGTATTTTATGGTATGCCAATACTAGCTGAAAACAATAAACCTAGGTTTTTATATTATTTAAAAAGAAGAGGATATAGAAACTATTCAATGAATCGTCCTGATAAAGTTTGGAATAAATTATCTATAACTGAAAAAGAAATAGGTGGAATACCTAATTCAAGTGAAGACATTAAGCAAGCACATGCTGCTGCAATAGAATCTTATATAGAAACATATGTAGGATTAAAAGAAGATGGTTACGGTGATATGTACCATCAAAAAACATTAGAAGACTGGGCTAAGTTCAATATTAATAATAGAACAAAGCACGATGCTTCAATAAGCTCAGGTTTAGCTGTTATGGCTTGTAATAAAAATAGGTATACACCTGTTAATAAAAGACAAACAAAATCTGTAGCTTTAGGTATTAAAAGATATGATAACACGGGTTATAATTCAAAAATAAAATAGATGATAAATACTAATTACAATAGTTCTTTTCCAGATCAGGTTGTACCAGATGCAGAAAAAGCTACTTATGAGTATGGTTTACAAGTAGGTAGAGCCATAGAATCTGAGTGGTTTAGAAATGACAGAGGTTGGTACGATAGATTTAATACGAACTATAATAATTTTCATAATCTAAGACTTTATGCTAGAGGAGAACAATCTATTAAAAAATACAAAGACGAACTTTCTATTAATGGTGATTTATCTTATTTAAACTTAGACTGGAAACCCGTACCAGTTATACCTAAGTTTGTAGATATTGTTGTAAATGGTATGTCTCAAAGATCTTATGATATTAAAGCATATGCTCAAGATCCTGAGTCTATAATGAAAAGAACTGCTTATGCAGAAGCTCTACAAAGAGATATGATGCAAAAAGATCTTATTAATCAAATACAACAAGTAACAGGATTAGATGTTTCTAAATCACAAGGTGTAGGTTTAGAAATGGAAAGTGAAGAAGATTTACAGCTTCATATGCAAATGGATTATAAAGAATCTATTGAAGTAGCTGAAGAAGAAGTTATTAATAATGTATTAGCTAAAAATAAATATGATTTAACTAGAAGAAGATTAAATCAAGATTTAACTATATTAGGTATTGCAGCTACTAAAACATCTTTTAATAGATCAGAAGGCGTTACAGTTGATTATGTAGATCCAGCAAGTTTAGTTTATTCATATACTGAAGATCCTAACTTTGAAGATTTATATTATGTAGGTGAAGTAAAACCTATTAGTTTATCAGAGCTTAAAAAGCAGTTTCCTAATTTAACACCTAATGAGTTAAAAGAAATACAAAAGTATCCAGGTAATCAAAATTACACTAGAAACTGGAGTGGACGTTATGATGATGACACAGTTCAAGTATTGTATTTTGAATATAAGACTTATACTAATCAAGTATTTAAAATAAAACAAACTGCATCAGGCCTTGAAAAAGCATTAGAAAAACAAGATACGTTTATAGAAGCACCTGAAGGTGATAACTTTAAAAAAGCATTTAGATCAATTGAAGTATTATATTCAGGAGCTAAAATACTAGGGCACGAAAAAATGCTTGAATGGAAAATGGCTCAAAATATGACTAGGCCATATGCTGATACTGTTAAAGTTAATATGAACTATAACATCGTAGCTCCTAGACTATATAAAGGTCGCATAGAATCAATTGTAAGTAGAATAACTGGTTTTGCTGATATGATACAGTTAACTCATTTAAAACTGCAACAGGTAATGTCTAGAATAGTACCTGATGGTGTTTATATGGATATAGATGGTTTAGCAGAAGTAGACTTAGGTAATGGCACTAATTATAATCCAGCAGAAGCATTGAATATGTATTTTCAAACTGGATCTTTAGTTGGTAGATCAATGACTCAAGATGGTGGTATGAATCCAGGAAAAGTTCCAATACAAGAACTTTCTACTTCAAATGGTATGGGCAAGATACAATCATTGATACAAACTTATGAGTATTACTTAAAAATGATTAGAGATGTAACCGGATTAAATGAAGCTAGAGATGGTACATTACCAGACAAGCAATCATTAGTTGGTTTACAAAAACTTGCTGCTGCTAATTCTAATGTAGCAACTAGACATGTATTACAAGCTAGTTTATTTTTAACACTTAGAACTTGTGAAAACATATCACTAAGAGTTGCTGATGCTTTAATGTTTCCAATGACTAAACAGTCTTTAATGTCTAGTATATCTAGATATAATGTAGGAACACTAGAAGAATTATCTAATTTAAATATACATGATTTTGGTATATTTTTAGAATTAGAACCAGATGAAGAGCAAAAACAAATATTAGAACAAAACATTCAAATAGCTTTACAAGCTGGACAAATAGATCTTGAAGATGCTATTGACATTAGAGAAGTTGCTAATTTAAAGTTAGCTAATCAAATGTTAAAAAAGCGTAGAAAAGATAAGCAAGCTAGAGATCAACAAATGCAACAAGCTAACATGCAAGCTCAAGCTCAGTCTAATGCACAGTTAGCAGAGCAAACAGCTATGGCAGAAGCTAATAAACAACAAATACTTACTGAGCAGAAAATGCAACTTGAAAAAGCTAAGAGTGATTTTGAAGTACAAAAAATGGAAAGAGAAGCACAGATTAAACAACAGTTAATGGAACTAGAGTTTAATTATAATATGCAACTTACCCAAGCTCAAGGGCAAACTAGAAAACAAGGAGAAGAATTTAAAGAAGATCGTAAAGACGAACGAACTAAAATACAAGCAACGCAACAATCTGAGTTAATAGATCAAAGAAAAAATGATTTATTACCGAAGAACTTTGAATCCGCAGGTAATGATACTATGGGCGGATTTGGCTTAGAGCAGTTTGGCCCTAAGTAATTTTATATTAACTATTATATTATATTATGTCAGAAGAAGTAAAAGAGGAAGGTTCTTTTAAAATAAAAAAGAAACCAGGTAGACCTAAAAAACTTACCAAACAACAAGAAACTATAAAAGTAGATTTATCTAAAAAAGAAGATCCTGTAGAAGAAGAAGTAACAAAAGTTGTTATTGACGAAACTAAGGAAGAGGCTATTAAAGAAGAGCCAATAAAAGAAGTTGTTGAAGAAAAAACTGAAGAAACTACTGAAGAAAAAGTAATTCCAATACAAGAAGTTACTAAAGAAGAAAAAGTAGAAGAAAAAAAAGAGCCAGTTATAGAAACTGCTCCAGAGCCAGCTAAGCCAGAAATTAACTTACCAGAAAATATAGAAAAGCTAGTTAAATTCATGGAAGAAACAGGTGGTACAGTTGAAGACTATGTTAGATTAAATGCTGATTACAGCAATATAAACAACGATGCTTTAATTAGAGAATACTACAAACAGACTAAACCACATTTAGACATAGAAGAGGTTAACTTCTTATTAGAAGATAACTTTTCATTTGACGAAGATATGGATGAAGAGCGAGATATAAAGAAAAAGAAACTTGCCTTCAAAGAAGAAATTGCTAAAGCCCGTAAATTTTTA